CTTTGTATGTAGGACTTTCCTCATCACCGTTCACCTCCATAAACTTTGAAAGAAGTTCATCATAAGAAAGAATAGATAATACATTGTCCAGAGAAGGTACTTTTTTCAAAAAATCTTCGTCATAACTGTTCTTTCTTTCAACAAAATCAATTCTACTTGCCTCAGCGAAAGGCTGACCTTTCCCAATACTCTTGCTGTCAAACCTTATCTTTAAAGTATATCCTTCTTCAGGGTCTGCAAAGGAATAATACTCTTCATTCTCTTCCAATTCATTGTTTAAGAGATTTTGAAAGAGGTATTGACTGGAATCCCAAATATGTACTTTTTCTTCATGCTTTTTATCATTAATCGGAACAACTAAGTACAAGTTTCTCAACGACGGACGTAATGCATCTGTTTCTTCTTTGGGGGCTCCCTCTTTCATCCTTTTTGTTCTGTATTCACATATAGGGCACTTTTTCCCTATTGAAGTAGGACAAACTACACTTTCGTTCAGTGCTCCTATATTTCTGTGTACTTTAAAAGGAAGTCTGTACCACCAGCTACCCTTTATTGCTATTTCATTAGCAACATCTTTATCTGGGTGGTTGTCCGAGGTTACTTTATAAGGTAAGAAATCCAAGTAATGTCTACCACCAGGTTCAGGATTAAAAACTCCTACTCCTTTTGGTAAGTTCAGGTAGGCATAAGAAGTAGCAGCAGTTTGCTGTTTCTCTACGTTCTTTTTAATCTTGTCTCTAAACTTTGTTTTCATTCTCTAATGTTTTTAAATTGTTAATATAATCTCTTAATTCATCTATCATTGCTTTCATAGCAATCCTCCATAAAGAATACCAAAGCACTCCAAACACTATGCCTAAACAAAAGATAAGAATTAAAGTAACTAATACTTTCATTTCCGTCCAAATTTTATCTTAGAATTTATTTCTCTCTCTTTCACCTTTCTTTCCCACTCTTTATCAATTCTCCTTGGTGCTTCAGGTCCTGCAAAATATTGTTGTCCAAAAAGTTTGACCAAGTTTTCTAAAGCATCTTTTTTAGCTGAGATACTGGTAACAGCCACCTTTGCCATCTTTAACTCATACAAAGTGTCCGTATAGGTCTTGAAGGCTTCTTTATACCTTTCATCCATTAATATAGTTGAAGAGACAACATTCTCTGTAATTTTTGAAATACCAAACTTTTCCGGATTACTCCTTATTTCTCTATCTATCTCTGCTTTTACCAACTCCAGTCTCTCCTTTTCAATCATTTCTTTTTTCATTAACTCCACTTCTAATGAGGCATATTTGAACATTAGAGTAGGCTGTTGAAGCCACTCTACATCAAGGGATAATGGGTCTATTTTTATATCATTTTCGTACTGCATATCTCCTGTTTTTTATATTATACAATTTAGTTTGATTTTAATGAGTTATAGAATAACAAGAGTATACAAGACCTGAGAACCCACTGTTATAATAAGATTCTAAAAACGCTTCCATTACTGCTGCAGTATTGTCATCTTCTTTTGTAAGAAGAACTGCTTGACAATAAGCGAGAACTTGTCTTCTTATTTCTTCTACATCTTTATCTTTCAATCCCTTTAAGATTTCTCTTACCTCTTTCCAACTCTTTCTTTGTATTAAGGCTCTACATAGTTCTATGGATGCTATTTGTCTTTCTGTACTCTTTTTAGCAATCTCTTTTTGCATTTCTTTTGGAACAGAAAGAATTTGTTCCAGTGTAGTTATAGCATTTCTTGGATATCCAAATGATTCTATTGCTATCTGTTCTAATACTTCATACTCTACTTCTTTTCCTTCTTTGTGACTTATTTTTCTAAGTAGTCTTATCATTTGTAGTGTATCCAAAGGAGAAACTTGTAACTGAATACATCGTCCTTTAACAGTATCTAAAAGTTTTTGTGGTTCGGTCGTTAGTAGGATAAAGTAAGTATGGGAAGGAGGTTCTTCTAAGATTTTTAGAAAGGCATTTTGAGCGTCATTTGTAAGTTTATGACATTCATCTATAATGAATACTTTATTCTTTCCTAAAAGAGAAAGATACTGTGTGTCTTTAATGATATCTCTTACTGTGTCAATCCCCCTAAAATCGGCAGTATTGATTTCAATTAAATCAGCACCTTTAGTATTTAGCCTATCCGCTATAATTCTGCCAATTGTAGTTTTACCACATCCTGTGGGTCCATACAAGAGGTATGAGTGAGGAGGATTTTCTTTATTCAACAGTTCCTCTAAAACTGTAACAGTTTCTCTGTTACCAATAATTTCATTTAGAGCTTTTGGACGATGTTTGTTATATAGACTCATAGATTTCTTTTTTATTTGCCCACGATTGATTAATTTGAGTTACTTCAAATTCAATATCTAAAGGAACAACAATCCAGTCCCATTGTTTAGGCAATTCTTGACAAGTTATTCTTCTTGTAATCTCTTTAATTTCTTTCAATTCTTCAGGTACTACATCAAACAAAATAGAATCATGTATCTGTCCTACTATCCTACTTTTATACTCTTTCCTTTTGAATTCTTTATTTAACTGAATCAAAGACCACAGAAGACAATGAAAAGCGCTTCCTTGTATAGGATAGTTAATTGCGTCATTTTTTGTCATTATACTACTACATCTAAACCCGGTGTACATCTTTATATATCCTCTTCTAAGATATCTTTTAACCACTCCCCCTTCCATTTTTTGTACACGGGAAATCTTACATTCCAAAAGTGGTTTTCTATTTCTTCAATATGTTCTACAAAGTCATTGTAAGATTTTATTCCTTTACTTATTAGATAATCAGATAAGTAGTAACCCTTTTCAATCTCTACTCCTTCCCCTTTTTTCCATTTGCCTTCACTTAATTTACAATGGGATACAGCAATATTCCAGGCACAGCTCTTATAATAAGAACCATAAAACTCTGGAAATACAAATCCATTCTTAGCTACATATCTTAAATACTTATGCTCTGGAATGTGTTTGTTAAGTTTCAGAAGAAAGATCTGTTCAGCAAGGTCTGCATGCATGTCTGACTCAGGATCTTTCAAATACTTAATCATTGTAGGGTCTTTGTGATAACAAGCAGCAATTCGAACCTCCAGAGAACTATAATCAGCTTCTAATAGAACATTGTTTTTTGAAGGGTATATAGAACCTCTTATTATTCTCATTAACTTTTCATCTCTTTTAGGAAGGTTTTGGAAGTTAGGATGGTCACAGGATGAGCGGTAAGTAGTAACAAGGTGCAAGTTAAATGAAGGATGAATTATTCCATTCACTTGTTCATCAAGAAATCCTTTTATATAAGTTTCCTTGATTTTCTTCATTTTTCTAATCTCTACCAAATATCTTAGTTCTTCAATGTTTAGATTTAACAAAGCTTCTTCATCTGTACTACCTTGTCCTGTATATGTAAGTTTTACAGGTTTTATTCTTTTTATCTTGTAAAGAAACTCAGATAACTGTGTATTTGAGTATATGTTAATCTCCTTGTCTTTTTTTGCTTTCCTCCACTCTCTGTATAAAGGTGAATCATAAAATTTGTTTTCTAACCTTTGAATACGTTTACTTATATGGAGGTCTTCTGTTTCTAAGTACTCTTTATCAATCTTAATTCCTTCTCTCTCCATATCACACAATGTTAGAACTCCTTCGTGAAAGAAGTTATAGGCGGAAACTAAATTGTATTCTTTTAGCTTCTCTATCTGAGCTTTGTATAACATGTAAGTATATATAGTATCTAATGCACAGTATTTAAGTAACTGTGTTTTAATACTTAAATCATTTATTGCTACTTCAAGTTTGTTTTTACCATTCCCATGATTCTCTGAAGATTGAAGATAAGGAACTATGGAAGAACTGTAATCTCCCACTCCAAAATATACGTAGGACTGAAATTTTAATCCTGTTATTTCTGGTCTGTTATCCAGTATATGAGCTGTAATCATAGTATCTGCTATCCATCCTTTAACACTTTGTTTTAATATTACTCTACTCCAAGTTTCTTCATACTTGATATTGTGTCCTATTTTTTTAATCTCTTCATCACCTAAGATTTCCTTCCACTCACTTTCCATCTCTTTTGTCATTAGAAAGACAAAAGCATTGTATTCGTTCAGTGCTAAAGAAGCGCAGATTATCTTGTGTCCTTCGGCATCGGGCTTTATTCCTGTTGTTTCATAATCAATAGCAATAGGTTGTTTGGCTTTTTTAATGTGTGTTCTGATTCCTTTCAAAGTAGCTGGATTATCTATAATGTTTATTCTTGGAGGGGGAAGTGTAGGAAAAAGATTTGTTAAAGCTTCTAATCCTCTTTTCAAATCCTGCTTCCATATCTTTTCAACTATTGGATTTGTTTCTTTTTCTCTTTCTATATAAGATGGGTGAAATACAGGTATAAGAAAACACTGTAACTCTTGGTCTGGAATTACCCATCCTCTCCATTTAGAAATAGTTCCTATATTTTCCCATCTTACTCCTATTATACTTGTTACTGCTGAGATACCAAAGAGAAAGATTGCTTTTGGTTTTAGTTTTTTTATTTCTCTAAAAACTCTTTCTCTACAGTATTTGATTTCTTTAGAAGTAGGAGTTCTATTTTCTTTACCTTCTGTAGGACGACAATTCACAGCATTTAAACTCCAACAATCTTCAAATAAGTCAATTTCTAATTCTCTTAGAGTTTCTTTTAATTTCTTTCCTGCCTTACCTTGCCAAGGTTTTCCTTCCATATCTTCTATCTCTCCTGGGGCTTCTCCCAAAAGAAATATTCTTTTCCTCCCCTTTCCATATACGTTCATTCTTGGAGATTTGCAGTTTTTGTATAAACTGCACCTTTCGCAAACAAAGTCTTTGTCAGTAAGTAAGGAATTCATTTATAAGTTTCTTAAGGCTAAGACGTATCGATAGTTTTCTGATAAGAATGTGATAGTTTTGTCAGTTAAATATGATGTATAGTTTTCTTCAGGGTCTGAAATTTCTTCAATCAAATAAGGAGTTAGAAAGAATTGAATTTCTTCAGTCAATTCTTTGTTTTCCTTTTCAATTATTTCTTCATATACGCCTCTGGAGCTTTCTCCCTTCAGCTTTATTCTTTCAGAGTTTACTGTAATCTTAACCCATCTGAGATTTTTCTGAATGGATTGTATCAAAGCATTAGACCTATCTATAGCTTTGATTACTTCTTTTAGAGGAAAAACAAACTTTACACCTTCATTTTTCTTTAGTGAACTTGTATTCGGAAAATTTCCCTTTATTAAAGGGAAAACCAGAATCAATCCTTCTTGATTCTTAAAGAACATCGTATGCTCCTTTATAACAAAGGATACTGGTTCTATTAGAATCAGTTTTTTTATTTCATCTAAATTAATAAGAAAAGATTCTTTTATTTCGTGAGGGTTATTTTTCAAATCATAAATAAAGCATCTTATACTATCTATAGATTCTATACTCTCTGGAGTAATGAAAACACATGATAAAACAGGTTCTCCTACAGTTTCCAGTACACAAACTTTTGCTTTTCTCAAGATATCTGAAAATTTGTTGGGTAGTTTTAGCCAGTCATTTGGATTTCTGTAAAGAGAGTATGGGTACTCTAATAGTATATTCATTTCTACTTTAATCTTCCTTGTTTTTATGATTAACTTATGTTCTACTGTTTGAAGGTAAATATAAGGGTCCTCTATTTTAGAGATTATTTGGGAGAATGCAAACCCTTCAACTATTATCTCTTCTCCTAATACGTAAGGATAGAAGAGCTGAAAAAATCCATTCGTGATATATGTCCCATCTTTTCTGAACAAAATGTATACTTGCTCTTCTAACAAACTTAAGTTTGTAGGGGGTATGAAAGCTTTTATCTTTTCAAGGACCTCTTTAATCTTTGCTGTTTCTACTTTTGTCATAGCAATCTGTTTTTTGTAGAATAAGAAAAATTTTCTTTTTCTTTATTTATCCACTTTTCCAAAGCAAGAAAAAACTTTACATTGATTTCAACTCTTTTCTTTGTGTCTTTCAAATCTGCTTCTGTATAACCTTCTTTTTCATAATACTTTATCAAAGAAGGATTAATAGTGTTTTTTCTCTTTTGAGAAACTGGGATGATTTTGATTGTGTTAAAGTCCCTATTAAACTGGGGGGTTTTGTAGCCTCCTTTAACATAGTACACATTACCATACACTCCTAACATAAGCCACGACAAAGAGTCACAGCTTGTCCAAGGATATTCAAGAAGAATGTTAGGAGACCAAACGCCAAATCCATGGGTGTTTACTTTTATCTGATGTTTCTCTAAGTAATCAAAAACATCATCTAACCACTTCTTTTTGTTAATATATGTGTAAACGTCGTTTGCTGGAGAAATGCCGATATAACCCACTTTCTCTACCATCTTATCTAACCATTTAAAAGATTCTCCTTGATGAAAAACATGAATGGGCTCAATTCCATTTTGGAGCATTATAATAAGATTTTCATATCCTTTTTTAGCTGCTTCTTCAACAATGGAGTTGTCTTTTAGTTTATCTTTGTGAATTTTCTTAGTCTCTCCAAATTTACCTGGAATTACATCCAGATTTACTACTCTGATGTTTCCCTTACATGAGTTTTTTATTTGATGAAGGAAGTTAATGTATTCTTGTATGTTAACTTCCTTTCCTTTCCTCCACACTGTAAAAGCTCCTGAATCAATAATCAGGTTAAAGTTTCCGTCATCCGAAGGTTCTTTTCTTTTTATCCAATCATACAAGATATCACTATAAGCATAGGAAAAAAGAAGGTTTCTAACACCACATTTTTCCAGGATGCTCATATAAGCTCCTCCTCCTGCTGCAAAGTATAATTTTACAGGTTTCATAGTATAGAATATCTTGCTTTTACAATTATCTTTGTTCCTCCTCTGGGATTAAATTTTGAAACAACTTCCATCCATCGAGGTTTAGAAACACTTACACAGTCCTCTAAGATTTTGTTAGTTAATGTTTCCATAAACATTCCTTCTTGTCTGAAAGACAGAAAGTATTCTTTCAAACTTTTAGTTTCAATACATAGTTTGTCTGGAATGTAATGGATTGAAATTGTAGCAAAATCAGGTTGTCCTGTTTTTGGACACAGAGATGTAAATTCTTTGAATTCATAAGTAACAACATAGTCTCTTTTAGGATATTTGTTTTCAAAAGTTTCAAGTAATGTAGGGTCAGCTCCTTGATACTTGTAGTTTTTCTTATGAGACCCTAATGTTGTTAAACTTTTTACATTGTCTTTCATACTTTATTCCTTTATTATTTTGAAAAATTCCTCTTTGACTAAGATGTCCGTTAAAAACACACCCTTTAAGGAGGATGTAACCATGATAGAATTTTGTTTCTCTACTCCCCTCATTCGCATACACATATGTGTAGCTTCAATAACACATCCAGCACCTAAAGGATTAAGATACTCCATCAATGTAGACGTAACTTGTTCACCAATCCTTTCTTGAATCTGTAATCTTTTAGAAAAAATATCTACAATTCTCGCCAGTTTTGAAATTCCTACAATCTTCTTGTTCGGAATATATGCTACATGGGCTTTTCCAAAGAAAGGAAGCATATGATGTTCACACATGGAATAAAGTTCAATGTTTTTTAAGCAGATGATTTGATTGTATCCGTCTGCATCAAAAACTGTTATAACGTCTTCTGGTTTCTGTGTGTATCCTTTAAATATTTCTGAATACATTTTCAGAATTCTTGCAGGAGTATCAATTAGTCCTTCTCTTTCCGGGTTATCTCCAATTGCTTTAAAGATAGTTTTAAGAGCATCTTCAAAATAGTTATTCATACTGGATAAAATCTTTTGTGTTATTTAATTCAAACGCTTCTATTCTTTCTCTACAACTACCACATTTCCCACAAGCAACAGGTTGGTTTTTGTAACAGGTTCTTGTTAATTCATAAGGAACCTTCAATTCCAATCCTATCTTTACAATGTCCTTTTTATCCAAATCAATAAAAGGAGCATCAACACCTACTTTCCCTTCTGAAGCATATAGTATTGCTTTATCTAACTGTTCAACAAAGTCTTTTCTACAATCGGGGTAGATGTAGTGGTCACCCTTATGAACTCCCAGTGCTACTAAATTAGCACCAACAGATTCAGCATACCCAGACATTATAGCTGCAAAGATGAAGTTTCTACTTGGAACTACGGTTTTCCTCATAGTTTCATCATTATAGTGTCCTTCCGGAATTTCTTCTTCATTCTTTAGAAGGAGAACAGAAGAGAACTCAGAAAAAACATTTCTCAAATCTATAACTTTTCTTTCCTCTATGGGGAATCCCTTCTCTCTGTAATACTTTGCAACTTCAAAAGAAGACTTTATTTCAAATTCATTATGTTTTGACCCATATAAGAAGAATAATGGAAAAATCTTATCTACTCTCATCTTGCAATAAAATGCAAGCAAAGTGGATGAATCCACTCCTCCTGATAAACTTAATACTACTTTCATATTACTTTTTGATAGTTATATATTTCACATCTTCTCTCTCTTTTTCAACAAGAAGTTTTGGAAAGCGATTATACTTTTCATTCTTCCCATCAGTTAACAGTGTTCTAATTGTTGAAAGAGGTGTTTCAGGAAACTTCTTCTCTGTTTTTTGTATCAAAGTAGACTTTTCTATTTCCCCTTCTTCGATAATCAAAGAAAACATATACTCCAGTATTCTGAGAGTTTGAGAGGTTTTACTCTTGGATGTTTTCTTTGTTACTTCTTTTTCTTTCTCTGTTGGTTTTTCAGTTGGCTTTTCTTCCAGCTCCTCTTCCAGTTTCTCTTCTGATTCTTCAGCCTTTTCTGTTACCGTTTGAATTTGAATGGTAGGTTTCTTTGGATTTGAAGAAGTAGGTTCTTTTTTCAATTCTTTTACTACTTTCTTTGCTTCCGCACTCATTTCTTCTTCATAGAAGAGGTCTGAAGCTTCAATGAGAAGTTTTTTCAGTTCTTCTTCGGAGACCTTTTCATACTGAATTTCAGGATCCAACCCCAAAGAATTAAATTCTTTGGCAACTGCTTTAAGGTTTTTCAGAGTAATCATACTTCTAAGTTTTAAAGTTACATTATTTTAATTTCAAATCAATATGCAATCTGGGGGAATATTTTACACCTTTTTCTAAACACAATTCTACTAACTTTCTGCCTTTCTTTCTTAAACTATTAGAGTCAGTTCCTTCTGGCATTAAAACAATTTGTTTTTTTGTTATTAATGAAGGAGATAAGAAGTCATTCTCTATCTCCTTCCAATCTTTTTGAGGGTTTTTTATTACAAATTTGAACCAGGAGTTTTCCATCAAAGCCATTCTTTTTATTACAGCAGGAAAATATCTTTTTTCTTTTTCAATTCCTGAATTACTTAATTTAGGAGAATTATTCCATATATTAACATATTTCAAGATTTCAATTTCAGGA